AGCCTACGTCTAAAACACTTTCAGTTAATTTAATCGCTTCGGGTTCTACTTCGTTTCCTTTGTCCGTGTATCTACTCCAGAACTCTTTGTGTATTCCGTATTTTTCTTGTATTGCTAATTCTAAAATATAGCTTTTAGTAGTTTGAGAAAGACGTTCCCCCTTTGTACGGGGGTTCGTCATTATTTTTCCGATTTGTGAACAACGTACTTTCATATTTTCCCAAGCATTTCTATTTGTTCGTCAGTTAAATCAAAGTTTAATGGTATATCAGCTAATTCATATTTACCACTTTTAACGGCTGCAATAGCTTTTTCAAGTCTATCATTGTCAATTTTAGGCTTTTTCTTTGTTTTAACTTGTTCACCTGAAGCATCCGTATCTTTGTCGGTTACTAAACCTAACATCGAACTCAAACAATACCTACGAAAATACGTAACGCCAGAACCAAAGCTTTGAAAGTCATTCATTCCTTTTAGTTGTACATACGGGATCATGCAGTTACTTTCTATTTGTTCACCGCTTTCTACATGAAATACTGCCGTAGCTAAATAGTTAACGCCTTCTTTAGTGTTTATTAGTTGCGTGAATCCTAATCCGTGTTTTTGTAGTAACGGGTTTATTTCATCGAAAATTTTAGGTAAATCAGCATACGAATATCCGTACCCTTGTGTCGCTTTGTGAATTACTTTCACTTCTTGCTGGAACGCTGCCAGACTTTTTAATAAATGTTTCATATAACTTTGTTTAATTTTTACAAATTTAATATTAATTTTTAATATAACAATAGTTTTAAAAAAAAACTACAAAAATTTCTTTAATCCTTGCACCGCATTCTCAATTGAGTTTGCACGTTCCTGAAGGCTTGTTATTTGTTCGAGGATAGTTTGCTTACAATCGCTTGTAAAATATCCCTGTGAGTTAGCTATTAAAGGAATTAAGCCATTTGAACGTATGTAATTAACCATTTTGCGTAAACGCGGACCAGTCATTTTAATTTTGTATCCGTTGTATTGTAGATATTGGTTCATGCGTGTTACTATTAATTCGCTTTTTATCGGATTGTTTTTTTTATATTGTCTAAATCCGTGAATTACTATATTTAGTATTTCCATTTCTTCAGCTGTTAATTCGCTGGTGTGTTCTTCAAATCCCGTAATCATTTGTAAATGTTTTTAATGTTATTCTTTTCAGCATATCTAATTACAAAGTCTTGCGCATCTTCTAACCTTTGACTTGAATAAAGATACTGCCTATTTCTACGAACGTAAAAATAATTATAAACGTAACCGTACTTGTTTTTTACCTTAGTTGGGTAAATCCATTTTAATTTAATTTCCATATTGTTTAATTTTTGTTATTATATTATTCAAATAATGTATTTTGTATTTGAGTGTCTTTAAATCTTTTTTCCGCCATACTTAAATTTATTTTAGCTTGTTTGAAATAACTATCTTTTAATTCAATACCTATTGCTTTTCTATTCATTGAAACAGGTGAATAAACTTCACTACCTACACCCATAAATGGAGTAAATACAATTTCATTTTCATTTGAATATAATTCTACTATACGATCAATTACATCAAGTTGCAATGGGTGTACGTGCTTTTCGTCATCTTCTTCGCGTGAATCTCTAAATGGCAAAACATTATCAATTCTAATATCGTCCCAAACTGACGAAGCGTAACGCTGCCAAATATAATGGCTTAATTTATTGCTTTTTGGATCTTCATGATACATAAACTTTTTATTTAAATAATCCCATAATTGAATCTCGTTAAAATCAGTGTTATTTGCATTATTATAAGCTGTTAAAATATTTGGTAAAATAGGCGTAGCTCCAAAGTATTTTTTTAAACCGCACGGATGAGTTACTGGCACTTTGTTTTCTCCTTTTTTAGTAAAAATTAAAACATAATCAGGCATAGCAGTAAAACATTTTGTAGCGTCTTCAACTATAAATTTGTGCATTAAAGATTGAACCATAGTACGCATTCTAACCTTTAAAGGCTCTTTCCATATAGTAATTCTATTTCTATATTCAAATCCGTGTTTTTCGTGTATTCTTATTATTTCGTGAGGAAAATCCCACAACCTCGAAGTATTATCAAATACATCCGTACAATGTACGGCGTTTATTCTCCCAGGTTTTGTTATTCGAGCCATTTCAGATACTAAAAAATCATATTGATCTAAAAATTGTTCTTTTGACTCGCAGTTACTAAAATCATTAGGACTACTTGAATAATTGTAAAGTCCTGCAAATGGCGGAGAATATATTGATAAATCAATACTTTCGTTTTCCAACGTTGGTAATACCAGCATGCAATCACTATTGTAGATTGCATAATTTTCAGTTACTAACTGATCTTTTACTTTGTTTTCCATAATTTAAAATTTAGGTTTTATTATTTGTTTATCGAATTCTTTTACGTTATGTACAAAAGATGAGTTTACTTCTTTTGTAAGGTTTTCATATAATTGTATTGCTTTTTCTGTTTTCTTTTGAAGCGCTTCAATTATTTTTGTTTGACCGTCTGAAATTACTATATCAATTGTCACGTCATTTTTTTGACCAAAACGCCAAAATCTACGTATCGCTTGATAATATTGTTCGTAGCTATAAGTTGGAAAAAATACAGAATGATTGCAATGCTGCCAGTTTAAACCCATTCCAGTCATTTTAGCCTTTGTTATAATTCTATTTATATTTCCTTTTGCAAAATCAATTAAAATAGCTTCCTTTTTTTCTATTGACATTGATCCAATTATTTCTACCGCATCTTTATCTAATTGCTTTAATAAAGAACTTTCAGTATTCAAATTGCACCAGTAAACAGACGTCTTATTATTTGCCAGTTCAAAAGCCTTTTCGCATCTTTCAGTTAAAGTGCTTTTTTCTTCGTGTTTTATTTCGTGAAAATTCTTTGCAATTATATTAAACATTTGCATTTGACCATTTACGCTAATATCACTTTTATTTTCTACGGTGTGTTTATTTATAATCAATTTAGGTAAATTGTATCTTTCGTTTGAAAAACCTAAATCTGACGGCATTTTTATCATTATAGACCATTGATTAACCCAAGCGAAAAAATCCTTTTCAGCATGAGGCTTTAAATACCATTTTTCTCCAGCGTGTTTAGGATCTATTGAATCGTTATTGTTTTTAAAAAATTTACCTAACATATCCATATAACCCATATATCCAAGAGCTTCAGAGCTTGTACCTAATTCTATAAAATCATTTGGCGAAGGTGTCGCAGTTGATAAAAATCTATAAGGTATTTTTTTTACAAATGAGTTAATTTGATTTTTAATTTTGCCATCAAAGTTTTTAAGTATTGAACTTTCATCTAAAATAACTCCTACAAAATCAATTGAATTAAAATAATGTAAACGCTCGTAATTACATATTACTATTTTTTTAGTAAATTTTCCGTCTTTTGAATATTCTATATCGTCTATTCCTAATTTTGCGGCTTCATCTAAAAATTGAAAAGCAACAGCTAAAGGCGTTAATATTAAAACGTGTTTATTAGTTTGCCTAATTATGTTATTTGCTATTGATAATTGAATAAGTGTTTTACCTAATCCAGTATCAGCAAATATCGCTATACGACCTTTTCTAATTGATTTTTCAATTATAGCCTTTTGAAAGTCAAAAGCTATTTCAGGAATGTAATTAGGCTCAAAGCCAAAATTTCCAATAGTGTGTTTTTTCTTTTCTAAAAATTCTAAATAATTCATACGTTTTGTTTTTAATTGTTTTCAAAATTAATCTAAATTTTTAATATAACAACTATTTAAAAAATATTTTTTATCTTTTTTTTATAAGTTGCTATAATTTCTTTTAGTTCCTCGATCGTGTACTTTCGTGTTTTTGTAGCTTCAGCGCTTAAATTCTCAAACTCTTCTATTCCTATTTTCTTTAATAGGTTTTCACGGTAGTAAATTAAGTTACCCGAAAGAAAAGTATTACAGTGTTCGCATTGAAGATGCACGTTTATTTCATTAAAACGTACGGACCAATGATTATTAGCATTGTAGAAGTGTCCAGCATTTTCTTTTAAGGGTTTTTTTTGACACGAAATACAAACGTTCCCGGCATCACGTAAACGAATGTATTTATTAAATACTTGCTGCGCTAATTTTATATAGTCCTGGACAGTCATTAAATCGGCTTTTAACTTCGCTTTTTTCTTTTGCCAGTTCTTTTGTTTTACATCGTTTATCCATTCAGTTACGCAATTAGGGTCAAAGCAATTTTTTTGCAAAAACACGGACGGCTCAAAGGCTTGTTTACAATACTTACATTTTCGTGTTTTCATAGGTAATCAAATATTAAAGTTTGTTTAACATCCGTTTTTCTATAAATATTCAAAGCTGTTTCAAGTATTGTTTTCCCAGCTTCATAGTCTACCAGGTTGCGCGCCATTTTTATTACAGACTGTTCCCCTTCATATTTCGTAAAGTCGTAATTATGAAATTCACATAAACCTTTTAACTCTTGTTTCGCTTGACTTATTGCAAATCTTCTATCGTTTAAATCAGTTGGTAAATTAAAGTTTGTCCAATATAAGTGACGCCCTCTTTTTTGTGCGTGTATTAAAGGCTCGTAATACGGTATTACATTTTCAACTACGAATTTACCGTGTTTAAAATAATGCTGCAAAAACAATATTTCTTCATATAATTTCATGTCCGGGTAAACGGGTTCGGTTGTTGTGTCGTAATTTGAACTATTCCAATACCTGGCACGTGAATGAGTAGGACACGGCGGCGAACTCCAAATAAAATCAAACTCTTTGTAATGGTTTAATAAGTATTGGTGCGCATCAGCTACAATTACCGTGTCATTCGGAAAACGTTCTTTATATAAACGTGCTGCTTCCGGGTCTAATTCAACCGCAGTTACTTTTATATCTTCGCTTACTTCGTTCCATTTGTAACGGTTGCCGCCTAAACAAGCGTATAAATTTAGTATTTTCATATTTCACCGCTTATTAACATTTCTAAATGCTTATTCAAACTCTTATTTTCCTGTTTTAGCTTTATGTTTTCAAGTTCTAATTCGTGGTTTCGTCTATTCGTAGCCATTAACATTTTATCTACGTGGTTTAAATATTGCACCGCTTCGCCTACTTCAGTTAGGCTTTTTTCCATTGATTCAATTAGGTCTGTACGGTGTTCGTGTTTTTCTTTGATGTTGTCTAAACTAAATTTTATCTTCCAGTAAACTACGTTTAAACCCGCTTTACGTTTTATAAATTCTAAACTCATATTTGTTCTATTTCAAATTGAACCCTATACCAATATTCACGATTTTTATTTTCAAATGGTAATTCGTCTAATATTTCATCAATAGCTATTAATGCGCATCGTTTTGCTATTCCAGTACATAGTATTTCCTCACCGCATTGTGTATCTTCAGACCATAACACGAATTTATAAGTATCAACTAATTCTTCTGCTTTTTCTTTAGGTGTCATATTTCTTAATTTAAAATGGCATCGTCATTTCGCCATTTGCGTTTTCAATTGGTTTTAATTCTTCAAATGCTCCTTGCTTCATTCGTTCGCTAAACGAAAGTAATTCTTTTCCGTTTACAATATCAGGATTACGTACGGGAAAACTATTTGATTTTACGCTTTTAGGTCGGTGTTTTTGTAGCGGGTCAACGTTACCAATTACAAATCCTAAACCCGAATTAAAATTACACATTACGGGTTCGTTTAATCCAGTATGTTTACCGCCCGTTTCAACGTCTTTTATTTTTTCTACGTTGATCCAAGTTGAATATTTCATTATAGGGTCTTTTACTAATCGATGAATTACAAAGAAATCGTCGCAACGGTTACTAAATGCTTTACCGCCTTCAATGTGGTCTTTTAACGGTGCTTTTAAGTTGCCCTTCCATTCGCCTTCCGTGTA